GTTGCTTTCCTCCAGCGGTAGGAGCATTGATGCGATACTGACCCATGCCGCGATACATATCTCCCATGAAGAACTGCATGAAACTCATGCTCTCTGCTACTGGAAGCTGGAATCGGTTCTGGATGAACTTCGCGCCATCTGGCATTACGCTGATTGGCAACCATTCCATCTGCTTCAACATCTTGGTTGCGTCTGGCCCTTGACCTTCGATCATCAACATGGAGTTGAGTCGCACTGCATCAACCAATGAGTTCATGGTGAAGTCATACTGGCGGCAGGCGACGAATGCCGATTCTGCTTGGCTCTTGATGTCTTGGAAAAGTCCGCTGCCAACTGAGTCAGTCAACATATACAGAATCTCATCCCATGAGTTGAAGAGTCCAATCTTCAGCATCATAAACCCGTGTTGGCTTCTGACATCATCTTCACTGATCTTGCCTGCTCCCTTAATATTGGAGTTGATGTAGTCCGAGATGGGTTGATAGTCTTGAAGGATAATCGCCTTGCTGATCTTGCCGTCAAACTCCCTCCAGTAAACTTCGTAGAGGTCGATCTTCTGGTTTACAGATAGTGACCAGTTGAATCCTGCCTCGCTGATCGTGCGGAAGAAGTCTTCGCGTGTCTTGCGATTGTTGCTAAATGCGCGGTGGAAACGGATAGCGTCTATTGCTGCGTCTACATTCCATCCCATTGCTTCTGCCGCCGCACGATTCTCGATCTTCTTGTAGAGTTCGTATGGTGTCAGACGGACACGGCGGACAAATTCTTCAAGGTTGCAAAAGTCGATCCTAATGTCGTCTGGAAAGAGAAGGTCGGAGAGGTAAACGTGTTCTGGCATCCATCCGAGTGGGCTATCCCACATTCCGATTCCTTTTCCATACAGCAACATTTCTTCAAGGTCTTGTTCTGTATTGTATAGGTATCCGGGCCATTCGCGGATTGCTTGGTCAAATGCGATTCCGATGTTCTCTGAGTTAACGAGGCGTTCTTTTTCATTGCCAAATTTACTTTTGATCGTGCAGCAAGCCTGCCGTTCCGTAATAACATCGTAGTAACTGGACTTCTGGTTATCAACGATAAATCCCAGTTGTCCATAGTTTACATCCGATTGCCAAGGTAAACGTTTTTCGGCAAGCTTGCTGTATCCGGTGGGAGGAAACATTTTGTAAGCTTTATAGATACGGATACGCTTATTCTCGCGCCCGATGTTAGCGAGTCGCAAATGATTTGCTATGTTCCAAGCGTGTGAAGCGTTGGAGATTCGCGTTTCGGGTGGTTTGCCGTCTTGATCTAAAACAGCCAAACTGAAATTATCATTGCCGATACTTAGAGACATATGTTTTATCGTTTACGATAATTTATTCAATACGGCCCTGCGCTTATTGCATGAAGGACATATTTTAGCTTTCTGTTCAAGCTTAGTTTTCAAAACTTTGTCAGTTACCGCCGCAACTGTATGGATGACTTTAGCAATCTTGTCTCCAAGTCCATCAACATACCAGCAGCGATCACTTGGTTGCCGCTGGCAGATTTGATCTTCAACCATCTCTTCGATGTTAGAAGGAAGTTCGATGTTGTTTGAGCGATAGTCTTTCTCGATATTCTTTATCAAGGAATTCCATGTGCTTCCATGAACAATTGCAGGGAATGTGAGTTTATCGCGTTTGATTTCGTATTTCCAGAACCAACCGCCGATTGGTGCGAGGTTTTTGTTTTTTAGTTTCATCTTGCTTTTGAAATGAAAATATATTTTCCTATTGATATGTCAAGAGTTTTTTCTTCAAGCAAAGGTATTCGTCGTTACGGAATTCAATTCCCAGAAAACATGGATGACCTTGGTATTGAGTTATACTGCTACGCTATAAGCCGAGGACAATATGGTAGAACTTATTGTATTAGACAAAATATAAATATTTCAGATTTTAAACTACTTTCTCCGTCTGAACATTTTCTTAATGCAGTTAAACTTCAATGGCCGACTGAAGTTTCTATTTACAACCGAGGATATACCAACACTCAGTTGATTAGAACCTTAGATGAACTTTGCAGTAATGTTGATATTTGTTTAGCTGGAGCCGCTTCAATGGGAAAAAGTTTTCCAGTGGGTCTTTGGATTTACCTTGATTGGTGCGCTGCCCCACACTGCACTTCGTCATGGGTAGCTACTACTACGTTAGGCGCATCTGAGGATCGTATCTGGGGTATCATATCTAAACTCTATAAATGCGCTCGCGTTCAAATAGGTAAGCTAATCGACTACCGCCATATGATTGTTTGGGGTGGAGCAACAAACGATGAGGAAAAAGAATACGATAATGCTATCAAAGCCCTTGCTTTTCCATCTGGTAATGAAGGTCAAAAAGCAGTTGATACTACCCGTGGTCGTAAGAATGATCGAATCCGTCTTGCACTTGATGAGTTGCCAGAAATGGAAATGGGCGCGATCACCTCAAAAGTCAACTTGGGTGCAAACGATGATGTTACCTTTATCGGTATCGGAAACCCATCTGCTGGTGACAATCCTCACACTCGTTGGGCTATGCCGAAAGGTTGTTCTAACTTTGATTCAGTAAACCCAGACATGGATAAGTGGGAGACTGAGACAGGAGTTTGCTTGTTCTACAATGGTATGCGTAGCCCAAACTTCGCCGCGCCTGCTAATGAACCCTCTCCGTTTCCGTTTCTCATGGATCGTAAGAAGCAGGAGATGATGCTCAAATTGTGTTATGGAGACGAAAATGCAATTGACTATGTTCGTAACGCTATTGGTTGGTGGCCGAAGACTGGATTTGCTCAGACTATCCTTACCGCTGATTTGATCCGTAATGCTGATACCAACGAAGAACCACTATGGGATTCCGAGGGCTTTACTAAGGTGGCAGGATTCGACACCGCATTTACAATCGGTGGAGATAGGTGCGTTCTTACTATCGCTAAGTTAGGGTTCGTGCGCGGGACTCGCAATCGCGTTATGTGGCTTGAGAGTCAGAAGGTAATTCAACTATCCGCTAACGCCGCTGCCGAGTTTGAAATCCAACTTGCTACTGAAGTTGTTCAGTTGTGCCGTGCGGCTGGAGTGCAACCATCCAAGTTTGGTATGGACGTGTCTGGTGATGGTGGTCGAGTCGGGCAGGCTATCATTCGTGAGTGGCTACGCTTTGACGCTTCTGGAGCTGCTATCGCTCTTATCTCATCTATGGGTAAACCTACTGAACGAATCGCGGCAGAGGTTGATAAACGCCCGTGTAAGGATGTTTACGATAGGTTGGTATCTGAGTTTTACTACTCAGCCTATCACGCCTTTAAGAGTCGTGTTCTCTTTGGGATTGATCCTGCTTCGGATTTGGCGCGGGAACTTTGTTTGCGCCGATACACCATTAAGTCCAAGAAGATTGCCATTGAGACTAAAGATGAGCTTAAAGGTAGGACTGGATACTCGCCCGATTTGAGTGACAGCCTAATATATTGCCTCGAAATGGCGCGGCGTAATGGACTTATTTTTATCGGAAACGATAAACCAGTTCCAACTAACCGATTTTGGGCGCGGGATGAAGTATCAATTGATACCACTCCAGATGATGACTACGGATCAGACGATAACGGAGATTGGTAAAGGGTGGCCGGGTTAACTCAGCATTATTGATGCCCACAGGTGATCGTTTCTGTCGCTTGCATCTCATCCGCCGACCATATAAAATTAATACTGGGCCAAGGCGTTACTCTTGGTCATGGTTTTAGTGACGGCCCCATGTATTGCCGTTTGGCTCTTTTTGCCACTTTACACAAGACTACTTTAAAGCTCGTAGTTAGCTGCATGACTCCATGCTTCCCAGTAAAGATCAATCGAGAATACCTTCAAGTTCCAAAGTATTCGCTACTTCTTCTGGAACTACGATACGAATTACTTTCTCCCCGTCAAGATGTCCAAGAGTTTCGTTCAGTCGGATGTCACTTTTCTTCACCCAACATTGATTGAATTTCTGACGAAACAGAATCTTCTCCGGTGTATTGCTTACTTCAGTTCCCTCGCAGATAATGCGGGATTCAAACGTGTTTGTATTCATAAATTAAATAATTGTTCTCTCTGGCCCATGCAGGGTTGTCGTGAATAAAGGTATGACATTTTCTACAGACTGCCATGAATGATTCTTTTTTACAAAGGTTCTTGCCCCTACCCTTTTTATGGTGAATGTCAGTTGCATACATCCCACAAACTTCACAGGCATAATCTTTTTCTTCAAGGTATTCTTGCCTAACTTTCCTATAAGACTCATTCCTTTGCTTACCTTTTACTGAGAATGCTCTGAGCTTTCCGCCTCGCTTTTTGAATCCTGTTTTTGCCTGTAGGGGCGTTTTTCTTTGTAGCATAGGGCGATTACTTTTTCGACTTGTTCTTTCTTTAGGATACTCTTGGAGTTTACTTCAATCTGGTTGACCAGTGATCCTGTCACGCCGATCTTGTCTCCAAGTTCACGGACAGTCAATTTCAGCAATCTCCTTGTTTCACGAAGCTGGCTGGCAAAAGTTTTTCGTCCAAGAGAACGGATCGTGCGTGATTGCTCGTAGGCACTCATGCAAGATTCATAAGCAGTTTCTAATGGATGTTTCATTTCCATAAAAAATAAACCAAGACTATTGACAAGTCAATACTTTTTTGTTACTATGATTGCTTATGGATAACACTAACAACATCAAAGACAACGCAGAAAAATTACTCGCTGGAGTAAGGCAAACTGTCATGGTTACAAACCTATCTTTAGCCGCCGCGCTGGAGACTCCTTTCATGGCTACCTATGAAAGTGATGAAGGTATTCTTGTCATGGCACTCAGAATAAACAACACTGCAATCATGGCCGCGACTGGCAATAATAGTAATACTGTCATCAAGGCAGATATTATCATAACAAACGAAGGTATCGGTGAACGCCGTTCTACCTTCCAGTGCGAGACAGAAGAAGATGCCAGTCAAATCTGGGACTTACTCAATGATAAAATGTATGAGTGGTCGAAAGGTGAAGTTGAGAAGGTTGAAATGGACTGGTTATCGTAACCGATAAAATTATGAAAATAGATAAACCATTAGTTGTTGCTTACGGAGGCGGAACAAACTCAGTCGCCATGCTTTGCGGATTTATTGATAGAGGAATCAAACCAGACCTAATTGTATTCGCGGATACTGGCGGCGAACTTCCGAATACTTACGCTCACATTGATTTGATGAGCAAAAAAACTCAAGAATGGTGGGGTCTTGAGATTGAAAAAGTTTACGCTACATACAAAGGGCAATACGAGTCACTTGAAGATTCTTGCGTGAGAAAGAAGATGCTCCCATCTCTTGCCTATGGGTTCAAGGCTTGCTCAATGAAACACAAGGTTGAGCCGCAAAACAAGCGAGTCAAACAATGGATGAAAGATAATAATGTGTCTGAAATTATTCGGGCGATTGGATATGATGCCGCTGAAGGTCACAGAAAAATAAACAAGACCGAAGGCTCTTTAGGAAAAGGAAGAAAAGAAGACTACTGGTATCCACTAATTGAATGGATGTGGACTCGCAGTGAATGCGTTGATACAATCAAACGACATGGGTTGCCATTGCCCGGAAAGTCATCATGCTTCTTCTGCCCCGCAATGAAGAATAGTGAAATTCTTCGCCTCCGAAAAGAATACCCAGAATATTTTGCGCGAGCAATCGCAATGGAAACAAACATGGTTGTGAAAGGCCGAGTAAAAGGATTGTCTTTCGGCGTTCCGTGGAGCGATATTGTTGAAGCTGACGACGATCAATTGAAACTTTTTGAATGGCTTGACGAGAATGATCCACACAAAATTCCATGCGGGTGCTATGATGGGTGATTATCGGAACCGATAAAAAAGATGCTTGACATCGAACACAACCTATAGTAGTTTTCAGTCGTGCGAGAAATCGTGCCTTCGGGGTAGGAGCCGAAGTGTAGGACAAAATTTAAAAAACAAAATTATATGATCCCTTGTGGTGGTTTCACCACTCCTATGCGTCAGTTGCCGCTTTTGTCCGCCACTACAAGGGGTCGCCTTTTTACAATGAGTGTTAGAATAATGTCGGAGGTCTTTGAGAAAAGCAGGACTCAAGGAAATGCAAGATTGGTTCTTCTTGCCCTAGCCGATTCCTGCAATGACGATGCTAGTTGCTGGCCGTCGATTCGGAAGATTGCAGAGAAAGCAAACATCTCAGAACCTATCACAAAGAAGTATCTGAATGCTTTAATTCAGATTGGAGTTATCACGCGAGATGAACGCGAAGACTTTTCTGGAAGGCAGACATCGAACCTTTACACGATCAATGTTGAGAAGATCGGTGATGATGAAATAACTCAGGATGTAATACACCAAGTTACTTCACCAAGCAGATTGAAAACATTTAAGGGGGTAACTGCAGTTAATGTGGGGGGGGATAACCCAGTTCAGATGGTGGTGGGGATAACTAAAGTTAGTCTCCCTATAATGAACCATCATAAGGAACCGAAAATAGAACCATCACCGGAGGCAATTGTAACTTACATCGAAAACGATCATGATTTAGAGATAGCGTTTCCTCGCGGAAACAATGATGGAATTGCTAACGCAATTGATTCAAGACCCCCCAACACTGTTGAGAAGGTTAATTCCGTTTCATGCGCCCAAATCCCCCCCAAGACTAAATCGCCGAGAAAACCAAAACTTGTTGATGATGCTTTCATCACTGAACTGAAACGACTCAACCCCGATAAGGACGTTGAACGTGAAGCGCAGAAAGCTCGGACTTGGATACTCGCTAACCCACCTCGTCCGTTCAGCCGCGCATTCCTCGCAAACTGGATCAACCGATCAGCAACTACCAAACCAGAACGATTCTCCAACTTTTAAAACCTAATGAAAAAAGTCCCAATAGCACGAAAGAGCGAAGCGGCAGTGTTGTCGCTCATCGCAATCGACAGAAACATCCTTTCCCAACAAACATGGGATAGTGATTATTTCGCCATACCAGCTCACAGAATCGTTTTTAATGCGCTCCAAGGGGTTCACCAGCGGACAGGGTCTTGCTGCCCGTTTTCTGCCATTGCAGAGCTTGAAGCAACCGGACAACTGGAAGCGGCGGGTGGTGAAGAATCTGTCCACGACACATTATGCACAATGAAAGTAACTTCGGGTAAGGTTTGCCAAGACATGGCAGATGACTACCGGAAGCACCTGCACCGCACGAAGGCATACCGCGATGTTCTTACCCTCATGGAGAAGGAAGAAGTAAATCTCCGCGCAGGTAAGGCCGATTTGAAGGGATTATCGGAAACGATAATGAACTTGGCCGAGGATAGGACAACAAAAGTAAAACCAGTCAAAGACCTCATCATCGAAATCATCGACGAGATGGAAGGTAAAGCAGTAAAGGAATTCTTTCCTACTGGATTACTGAAAGTAGATCGTGCGCTCAAGGGTGGAATGCACAAAGGAGAGATGATGACAGTAGCATCGGAGACAGGTGGTGGTAAATCTATCTACCTTGTGCAAGCGGCACTCGCAAACCTTGAAGAAGGCAAGTCAGTTCTCTTCTTCAGCCTTGAAATGAAAGCGAAGGACATCCTAACTCGCATGGCTTGCAACTTGGCAGGCTATCCCGTGCGTGAACCGGAGGATTACAAGACAGCAAACAAAGACGAACTCGCTAAAATCAGTGCCGCATTGTTGAAATTACACCAGTTACCCCTCGAAATCGTGGATGGAGTAGCCGAAATTGACGAGATAGAGTGCCATATAAATCGGTATACGGGGGAAAATCGGGCAGATGTAATTGTCGTAGATTACCTCCAAATTATCTCATCTGATGGTGAAGAGGGTAGGGAAAGCCAGATTTCGGAGATTGCAAGGCGTTTAAAACTGGCGGCACTCAAGAATAACTCGATTATGCTCACAGCTTCTCAGCTGAACGACGAAGGAAGACTCCGCGAATCACGGGCAATCGGAATGCACTCTGACCAAGTAGTGTATATCGAACACATCAAGGAGAAGAGTAGGCTGACAATCAAGAAGAACCGCCGTGGACAAAGGAACTACATGACTGATATTATCATGCGCGGAGACATTTCAAAACTTGAGGAGGTTTACTAATGACAATCGACCAAGCATACGGAAAAGCGTTGAAGTATCTGGAGGCAGCTAACGTAATCTGGGAAGCTCAAGATAAAGAAAGGTATTGCATAGCAGAGAACTATCACAACGAAGGACTAAAGATTATGAACCAATACTTTTCTGAAACAAAAGTATTGACAGAACCACAAGATATTGATTCAATGCTGCCATAACCTAATAAAAATGGATTCACAAAAATTCTTTGAGAACCACGTTTCTAAAAAAGAAAAAGAAGCATTCATAAATGCGATTGGAGTTATTGAAATCTTAAGACAAGATGAACTCGATCAAAAATTAATTGATGCTGGAAAGGCATCAAGAGTGGAGCAAGCTAAACTTGCCTGTGAAGCGCGAAGAAAAAAACGCGAATTGTTAGCAAATAAAAATTATGCCAATTAACTCCAGAGCTAAAGGAGCCAGAGCCGAGCGTCAATGGCGTGATGAACTCCGCGCCCAAGGATTCACCGCTAAACGAGGGCAGCAATTCGCGGGAGGTCAAGACTCGCCGGATGTTATCTGCGAAGAACTGAAAGGTAAACTCCACTTTGAGGTGAAGCACGTTCAGAACTTGAATTTAGATAAGGCTTGCGAGCAGGCCGAGCGG